TCAATGCAAGATGCTGTAAAAACTTTTACATTAAGCAATGGTCGTAAACCAAAAAGTGTGCAAGAAGTAATAGAATTTTTTAAGAATAGAAAGTTATCTGCTGAAGGCGGAAGAATTGGTTATGATAAAGGTGGAAGCCCTTCTTTTAATGAATATTTAAAAGAACGAGGAATGATTGAAAAACAAATGAATATGGAAAGATTAATGAAAGAATATAAAGAAGACATGCGTAGAAAAAAAATTAAAGATCAAAGAAGTATGGTTGCAATGGGTGGTATAATGGATATGCCTACAGGTAACATGAGAAGAAACCAAGCTGGTGTTATGGAAAGAGACTACAGAGACAAAGGTGGTTTTGTTCCAGTTGGTGTAAAAGAAAAAGCAGATGACGTACCAGCGATGTTATCTAAAAACGAATTCGTAATGACCGCTGATGCAGTAAGAGGTGCAGGAGACGGTAATATAAAAAAAGGAGCACAACGAATGTATGATTTAATGAAACGAAATGAAGGTAAGGTAGCATAATGACTAATCCATATAAGAACAATAGAAGTAAAACATTAAAATTAGAAGACAGACCTGAATTAAGAAAAGCTTACCCAAAAGCAGAAATAGGTTTTAATATGAAAAATAGAGATATATTAAAACAAAAACAATTTGATAAAAAATTAGAATTACAAGAGAGAAAAAATTCTAGAAACAAAGCTCCAAAACCTAAAGGATCAAAAAGATTTGCTGGTGGTGGAATGACAACAAAAGGACTAGGTAGAGCATTCATGAAAGGTGGAAAAGTATAATGGCTGAAACAGTACAACGTAATTTACCCGCACAATTTATAGAAGATTTAGGTAGAGATTATGGAACGCAGATAGCAGCGTTAACATCACTACCAGTTGATACAACTAAATTTGCACCACAAGTTGCAGCGCAAGATGCATTACAAACAGCAGCTTACACACAAGCAACAGATGCAGCAACAGGCCTTGGATCATTTCAACCATTTTTAACAAAAGCAGGAACTGCAGCAGATGCAGCAACTGGTTTAACTGGAACAGGTGCAGGTACAGGAGCAGGGTCCATTCAATCTTACATGTCACCTTATCAATCAGATGTTATTGATACAGCGTTAACTGAATTTGATAGACAAGCTCAAGCTCAAAAAGCATCACAAGCAGCACAGGCATTAGGTATACCTGGTGCATTTGGTGGTGGTAGAGAAGGTGTATTACAAGCACAGTACCAATCAGAAAGTGACAGGAATCGAGCAGCATTACAAGCTAATTTATTACAATCAGGTTTTCAACAAGCACAAGCTGCTAGACAAGCAGATTTAAAAAATCAGTTAGGTATCTCGCAACAACAAGCAACATTGGGTGGTGGTATGCAGAATCTAGCACAACAACAAATATCTGGTTTAGGAAGATTGGGCGGCGTGCAGCAAGCGCAATCACAAGCAGTATTAGATGCACAAAGACAAGCAGCACAAACACAAGCATATGAACCTTATCAAAGATTAGGCACGTATGGTTCAGGTGTTGCATCATTAATTTCAGGATACCCTGGATCAACACAAGTAACACAAACACCAAACGCTAGTCCATTACAAACAGCTCTTGGAGTTGGTACAGGACTTGCTGGTATCTACGGTGGACTAACAGGGAAAAACCCTTTTGCTGCAGTTGGTAGTGCAGTGAAGAGTTTCTTTTAATTATGGCTAGAACTTTAACAAGACCAATGTTTAGAAAAGGTGGCATGGCCCAAAGAGAAGAATATATGGGTGGTGGTATCAAGACTATAAGACCTAAGTATATGGGTGGTGGTATGACTGGTATTATGTCAGGTATTGTACCTGATGCAGGACTAACGCCTAGGACTGGTTTTCAAGAAGGTTCTGATTATACACCTACAATTAAAGCAGATGAAAGATCGGCTCTTGAAAGATTTCTTGGAGCACCTCCATCAAATGAAACAAGAAAAGAAGCTGAAGAACGTTTGTATGGTTATGATAATTTAGGACAAACTATTGATACAACAGGAAGAAATATAGTAGGATATAGCGTTGATGCTGCAGGAAATTTTGTAGCTAATCCATTAATAAATGCATTTAATTTTTTAACAGGAACAGACTTTGAAACTTCTCCATATAATACAAAACAGTTATTATTAGATAAAGCTACTAATACTGTTAGAGATAAAGATGGTAAAATTATTTCTACCAATCAAAAACCTATTGAAAAAAAATCTAAAGTAAAAGATGAAATAAATCCATTAGATACTACTGGTGGTGAAAAAGATATCAAAGATGAAGAATCAGCTTTAATGGAAGCATATAAAGAATACGCTCCTATTTTTGAAAAAGAATTAGGAGTGTCATCTGATGATACTAAAAAATCATTATACTTAGATCTTGCTAAATTTGGAGCTGGTTTATTAGCACAACCTGGTGGAGATTTAGTTGGAGCAATCGGTAAAGCTGCAGAAAAACCATTAGAAGGCGCGGGAGAAACTGTTAAAGAACAATCAGCAGCAAAAAGACAAGCTAAACTTCTTGCATTACAAACAGCTATTAGTGAAGGAAAACCTGGAACTATTGGTAAAGCTATAAAAGACATAGCAAAAGTATATAAAGTTTCAGAAGAAGAAGCGGCTAAAATCTATGAGAAATGGAATCAAAATACATCTACGGCTCAAGCAGCAGACACAAAAGCTTATAGAGATTTTGCTGATAAAAAAAATGTTAATCCAACAGGTTTTGAAAGAAATATTAAAAAATTATTAGCTTCAGATGATGCAGACTTAGTTGGTAAGTTTAATACAAAATTACCTGTTACAAAAGATGGTGTTGCTGATGTAGATGAAATTGTAGATAAAGAATATTATATTGGAGAAGGCGGAGAATTATACAGAGCAGATAAAAGCACAGACCCACCTAGACTCTTAGAGCCAGGAGAAGACGGTTTCAAAGATTCTGAAAAAGAGGAATAGGAGGTAACATATGGCAGTAAGTCTAGAACAAGCTTATGGAGCCACAGCAGCGGCTAACAAGAAAAAATCAGAAACTAATTTTTTTGTATCAGCTGCAGCAGGAGTAGCTTCAGGTCTTATTAAAATTCCAGAAGGTATTGTATCATTAGGAGCAGAACTACTTGATCTTGGGTTAGGAACTGAGTTAGCAGAAGAAGTAGAAAATTTTTTTGATGATTTAAATCCTTTTGATGAAGTAGCTGAGTCAAGAGGTATAGGTAAAATAACTCAAGCATTAGCATCTATTGGTCCTGTTGCTATTAAAGGAGCTACCCTTGGAGTAAAAGCAGCTAGTTCAATACGTGCTGCTAACTTAGCTAGAAGAGCATTAAACGCAAAAAAAACGGGCACAGCAGTTTCATTATCAAAGTTTGGAAAAATAATTAATAAAGGGGATGAATTAACATCTGGTTTACAAGATGTATTAACAACTCCTTTAGCAGGCGGTATTATAGGTAGTGGTGTTGGTGAGTCTTTAGTTTCCGATGAAGATATTGGAACACTAGGTGATATGTTAAAAGGAACTTCTTTAGAGCCTTTTGCTATTACTATGATGGATACAGAAAGCAAAGAAGGAAGAGCAGAAGCTTTTCGTAGATTAACTAATAGAATAAAATTTGGTACAGAAGGAGCGTTATTTAATTTAGGAATCACGGGAGTTGGTAAAGGTGTTAAAAAATTAAGAGAACCTGCAACGTATGGATTAGAAAGATGGAAAGATGGTGGAATTATGGGTTCAGTAGAAAAAGCTTTATATGGTTTAAAACCTGCTTACGCTGGAACACAGGCTGGTTTAGAAGCTCAACGTTTGGGTATAGATGCTATACAAGCCGCTAAAGCAGAAGCTGCAAACGAAGTTGCATTACTACATAAATCTATAAAAGACGTTGTACCTAAATTAGATAAATCTTTAAACTTAGATGAATCAGGAATTTTAAAAGAACTCCAAGAAATATTGCAACCTTTTCCCGGTAAAAAACTTGAGTCTATTAAATTAGAAGATTTACCTCGTATAATTGAGAATAAATCCGGAGTTAAAAATAACGCTAGAGAAAGATTTAAATATAAATATTCTGGAACAGGAGACAAAGAAACTAGAAGATTAATTACTCCTGAAAAAATAATTGGTGAAGAAGGACAAAGAGGATTTTTTAGTGTTGAGGATTACGCTATTGTTAAAGGAGGTAAAGCAGATAAATTTTTAAATAAACTAGAAAAAAGTGGTGGACAAAAAGCCAGAAAAGATTTTGAAAATGTAATAAAAAATATGAGATCTACCGTTGATAACTTAACAGGTAAAATTTCACAAAAAGATTTAGCTGTAGAACTATCTCAAAAATTACACGCAGAACTTGGAAATTATTTAACCGCAGACTACGCTCAATTTAATCAATCAACTATTCCACTTTTTAGGGTTAATCGAGCTGTTGCAGAAATAAAAGAACCTGCTTTAAAATCTTACGTAGAACAACAAAAACGTGCATATCGAATAGCTGAATCGGAAACATTAAAAAAAACAGGTAAACAAATAAAACCAGAAGATATAATAATACCTGATAAAGAAATTATTAAATTTACTGATGAGGGTTCAGCAAAAATTGATAGGTATTTAAAAGCTAGAAATCTTGAAGAATTAGATCCGGACAAAGCAATTGAAAACATAGTAGGTGAATCAGCTAAACAAAGTGAAAAAAATGCTATTTCAGTTCAAACATCTGTTCTTAAAAGAAAAAAATTAGAGGAATGGGAAGAAATTGTTTTAGGACGAATAATGAATCCTATTTATAATTTTACAAACAGTGTTACTAAAATGGCTTCATTAAATTACACATTAGATTATGTAAACACTATTGCTAAACAAGGAAGCATTAAAGGAGGTAGAGTTGTAGTAGAAGGCGGTGTTACTAAATTTTTAAATTCAATGAATGAACCCATTGATATTGCAGCTTTAACTCAAGACAATATAAAAAAAGGACGTGTTAAATTAAAATCATTTGATGCAAATGGTAAACCGTATACAGAAAAACAAATATTAGATATTGCAACCAAAGAAACAGAAGATTTATTAAAAACAGAATTTGATAGATCAAAATATATTTTTGGTCAAGGAGATGCACCAGGTTCAACAGTTAGCGCTGCAGAAGATTTGGTTGCTTCCGGTAAAGCTAATAGCATAGAAGAAGCAACTTTTATGTTAAAAGATCCAAAACAATTTAAACAAGTAAAATCTACAGGTATAGATGGACTATCACCTTTAGATGGTAAATGGATGCAAGCACCACAGTATGATACTGTGTTTGATACAACAACTAATTGGTTAGAAAATTTAGGCACATTAGGTACAATTTATAAATATGGTGTTCTTGGACCAAAAACAATTTCTCAAATAAGTAAAACAGTTTTAAATGCTTTAACTCACGTAAGAAACTTTATTAGTGCTGGTGCTTTTGTTGCAGCTAATGGTGCAGCCGTTCCTATAGGAGGAGATTTTAAAGCATTGTTACCTACAAGTTTAGGGGGTGAAGTTTTAGCAACAGGTAAACTAGGTGAAGGTATTTTTGAAACTGCAAGAAAAATGAGTGCTTATCGATTAAATGCTAAACGAGATGCAGCGGTTGCTGATTTAGTAAGAAGATCAGCAAGAGTAGGTGTAGGTGGCGGTACTCAAGCAGAAGTTGGAGAAATTATTAGAATGCAAAGTGATTTTGGTGGAAACCCGTTAGGTAATCTAGCCGAAACACAAGGTAAAGCATTTAATAAAATATTAAAAGGTAAGGAGTTTGCTAAAAAGTTTTATGAAAAAACACAACAATTATATGTAGAAGAAGATACTTTTCATAAAAATGTTAATTGGTTTTTAGAACGTAATAGGTATGGAAAAATTTTAGACGATTTAAAAATAAATAAATCTAATTTTAAAGATGCATTAAAAGGTAAAGGTGTTACTACGGAAGTAAGAGATTTTTTAAACAACTCTGTTGAAAGATTTTATGATAAAACAACAAGGACTTTTGATGGTGACTTTCAATTATTTTTAGATGAGATAGGTGGAAAGTTGACACGTAATAATGTGCCTAACTATGCTTATGTTGGTAGATTTGGTAGAGCTTTACGTATGTCTCCTTTTGGAAACTTTATTGCATTTCCACTAGAAATAATGAGATCAGGTTCTAATGTAGTAGATACAGCAATTAAAGAAATGTCTAGTAATATACCTTCAATAAAAAAACTTGGTAAAAGAAGATTGGCTAGTTTTGCGGTAACAGTTGGTGGTATACCACAAGTAGCAAAACAAACTGGAATGGTATTAAACGATGTAGACAATGAAGAAATGGAAGCATTACGAAGAGTAGTTCCAGAGTGGTCAAAAAACTCTACACTAGTTCCTGTAGGTAGAGATAAAAATGGTTATTTAAAATATGTAGATTTTAGTTATTCTAATGCATATGATTTTTTATTAAGACCTATTCAAGCAGTTAACAACGCTGTTAACGAAGGTAAAGAAGATGGCATATCTTTAAAAGCTGCCTTAGGTGATGGATTACAAGATGGGATGAGAGAACTATTAGAACCATTTGCGTCTGAATCTATTTTAACTGAAGCTGTTATAGATTCTGTTATTAGAGGAGGAGTAGGTAAAGATGGCCGAAGAGTATGGAGAGATGAAGATGAACCTTTTACAAAAATGATAAAAGCTGTTGGTCATATTGGAAAACAAGTAGTTCCGATGGGATCTACTTTTAAACAACTAGAAAGACTGTCTCTTGCAGCAAGAGATAAAACAGATGAATATGGTAGAACGTTTAATCTATCAGATGAGCTACCTGGTATATGGGGTTTTAGAGCAGTAAAATCAGACCCTGAAAGAGCTTTACAATTTAAAATTTCTTCGTTTGGATCTTCTTTAAAGAAGAGTGAAAATTTATTTACATCACCTTTATTAAGAGGTGGTAGAGTTTCTGCGCAAGATATTTTAGAAGGATATCAATATTCTGAAGTTAGAAGATTTCATGTTTTAAAACAGATGGCAAAAGATGTTGAAGCTATGCGAGATTTAGGAATGGATGATAGTGTAATTAGAAAAAAATTAAAAGCTAGAAAAGGTTTAGGTAAAGATGTTATCAATAATGTTTTGTTTGGAGAGTATACGCCTAAAAAACCTACAGATTTTTTTGTAACAAGAATGAATGAAATTAATAATGATTTAAATGAAAAAGAAGGTGTTAATATATCCAATCCTTATTATGAAGCATTACCTTCAATTAATAAAATAATTGATAAAAATTTTAGAATTAATTTATTAGATGACGATATTTCTTTTTCTCAACTAGGTTTTGAATTACCAAAATCTCCATCTATTATTAGTAAGGTATTTAATAACGATGGCCCTGTAAGAACTAACATAACAAGCGCAGAACCTGTACTAGCAGCAAGCGGCCAGAACCAAGCTTTAACTAAACCATTCAGTCAACTATCAAGTATAGAGAAGGAACAATTATTGTTTAACAGATAAATTTAAGGTATAAAATATTATGGACGAAGATGAAATTTTAAACGCGCGACAAGTAGCAGAGCAAAACCCAGAGCTTAATACAATACGAGAACAATTATTTGGTGAGAACTATCTTGATGATATTGAGCAAGGAACAGGTATCGCACAATACTATACAGGCTTTGGTGAAATGCCTACATTAGATTATACACCACCAGTTGTTGAAGAAGCAGCACCTGCTGTTGATGTAACACAACCAGTTGTCGATAGCGGTGGCGGCGGAGGAGGTGCTGGTATATCCACTGGTGGAGATGATGATATTGATTATTCACAAAACCCATTAACACAAATGATTACAACACCAACTGGTGATACGATGACTGTTAAAGAAGCAATGACTACAGATGCTGCATACACAGGAACAGATCAAAGTGGTTTAGGTGGAGCTGATGGTATGAGCGGAGGACAAGCAACACCAGGCGCAGAATTTGCAGATCAAAATCCTTACGGTGGCACAGGTACTATGGATGATTTAGGTGCGGATAGTTTTCCAGAATATCAAGAACCAACTGTTGCTACTTATGGAGATACGACTACAGGATTAGAAGATCCTTTAGAAGGTTTTGATTTAGAAACAGGGCAACCTGAAACAATAGATACAAGAGCTACCGAACCACCTTCTTTAGGATTTGGTACTCCTCCTGAAGCAGACATATACCAAGATCCAATTATGAGTATGGCAAATATGAATCAAGCAGATGTCATAGCAAGTGATGCAAATGTAGGTTTTGATACACCAGAACAAACTAACGCTATTAACGAAGCATTCAACAGTGTTAAAGATTTAGGTGCAGCAGGTGTTGATAAATTAAGAGATAGTTTAGTTGCATTGGGTGGTAAAGTAAAAGAAGGTTTTGATAACACAGTTGAGATTGGTGGTAAAACAATTGATCTTGGTAAATCTTTATTAGGTGGTGCTATTAGTCTTGCAACAGGTATACCTGGAATAGGTTTTGCTTTAAATGCAATACAATCAGATCCGGTAGACGCTGCAACAAAAACAGGTTTACAGGAACAAGGTTATGAGTTTGATGATATAGGTAGATTAACTACAGGACCTATGGCAGGATACGCTGTAGAATCTATGTTTGGTGATGGTATTGCAGATGCAACATTAGATAGAATAGATAAGATTGAAAATAGAAGTGCTCCACAAACAGAGGATAGTATAGAAAAAGTTGAAGAACTTTATGATTTTTTAGGTGATGTTACGGAAGTTAAAGCTGAAGAATTTGGGCCACAAGAAGATATCGGTGCTATATCAGGAGATATGAATACAGGTGCAGATCCAGTATCAGGAGATTTACCAGGCGGTGGAAATATTGGTGATGAATTTGGTAGTGGTGGAGACACACAAGCTACAACTGGACCAACAGTTAGTCGTTCAGATGCAGATTATGGACAATTTGGTAGAGCACAATCAGCTCAAGCTGGAGGTGGCGGTAATCAAGGCGGTGGCGGCAAGATCGTCTGCACTATGATGAACGACTCTTACGGCTTTGGATCTTTTAGAAATAAAATATGGTTAAAACATTCAAAAGACTTAGCGCCTGAGTATCAAATAGGTTATCATAAAATATTCTTACCGTTAGTTAAATTATCTAAAACAAATAAAGTATTAAAAAAAACATTAGAACATATCGCAGTTCATAGAACTATTGATATTAGACAAGAAGCGAGAGGCAAGGTGCATCTATTAGGTAGAGTATATAGAAAAATACTAGAACCTATTTGTTACGTGGTAGGTAAATATGTCAAATAAAAATAGCGCATTACAGAAAATAGAATCACACGAAAAGCTTTGCAGAATTATGCAAAAGCAAACTCACGATCGTATTAATCAATTACAGAATCAAATAACTAGAATAGAAAGAATACTACTTGTATCTATGGGTTCTGTTATGACTGGTATGGCTGGTGTTATTATAGTCTTAATACAAAAATTGTAGCGCTCATACGTAAGTCCTACAATTTCCTATATCCAATCTTTTAATTCTTCACCCATTACTTGACTAGCTATATTAATTTTTTTACGTAAAGCTTTTACAATTCTTTCATCAACAGTGTCTTCTGCAATAATATCTACATAAGTCATAGGTTTAGTTTGGCCTATTCTATCTATTCTAGCTTCTGATTGTTGTCTTTTCTCTAAATCATAACCATTAGAATAATAAATCATAGTTGATGCAGCAGTTAAGGTAATACCATATCCACCCGTTTGAGGTGTACCAACTAAAAATCTAACTGGACTATCTGGGTCTTGTATTTCTTTAATTGCTTTTTGTCTGTCTTCCACAGATGTGTTTCCATAATAAGTCATAACACAGTTATCCACACCTGTATTAAATTCTTTTTTAATGTGTTCTACGATTGTTTCTATGTCGTGCCTATAATGTGCCCAAATTACAACCTTACCGTGTACTTCATGTAAAAGATCTATCAATTCTTCTATACGATTATTTTTTAATACTTGAGTAGTACCGTCATCAGATGTAAAATGTCCGCACGTTATTTGATGCAATCGCATAAGTTGTGTCATAACTGTTGCAGTTGTAGCAGCTTTGCCATTTAAGAAAGCTAAAGCTGTTTGTTTCATTTGAGAATAAACTTTCTTTTGTTCATCACTTAATTGTACAATACGTTTCATAAATGTTTTCTTTGGTAGATCTAAGCAGTCATCTTTTAATACACGGTAAGAAAAATTTTTTAATTTTTCTGATAACTCACCAAGATTACGATAACCCACAACAATCTGTACAGATCGTCCACCAAAGTTAGCTGTTCGCATTACTGCATATCTATTTTTAAAAGTATAAAAAGAACTATGATCTAACAACCAAGGACTTAAAAAATAACATTGTGTATACAAATCTAACGGTGATTTAGTAACAGGAGAACCTGTAAGTATTCTTCTATACTTAGAATGTTTTGCTAAACCTAATATGTTTTTTGTACGTTTAGCACCAGGGTTTTTAATAGTAGTAGACTCATCAATTGCAATCAATGCATTGTGACAGCTTAAAAATTTGTGTGCAAAATCAACACCTTTTTTAGTAGAAAATGCTTCTACATTCATAATTAAAACATGTAATTCTTCACCAGTTTTAAACAAAGTATCAAGTTTTCTTGCTTGAGTTTTATTTATCATCGCTTGCCATAACACCATTTTTTTATCTATATGATCTACAAGGTGTGTGGGTATTTCTGAATTATACCAGTTCTGGTATACTCCTTTAGGTGCTATAATTAAAGCACCATTAATTTTACCTTTGTCATAAAGCATAGATATATTATCTATTAATACTTTAGATTTACCTGTACCCATTTCCATAAAGTAGGCATACACTTCTTTTTCCCATGACTTTTCTAACGCAGTTAATTGATGCGCGTAAGGCACAGTCTTAAATTTATAGTTAATCATTTATTACTTCTTTCTAGTTGACAACATAAACATAAAATACTATATTGTCAAGCATGAAAGAAAACACGTTAAACAATCAACCAATTGTATATCTACTACAAGAAGTACCAGGTACTAAAATAGGTCGTCCTAAATATAATATTATTGGGGCACAAAAATTTGGTACAATAAAAGTTCTTCTTAGAGAAGATACACAAATTGTTAGAAGTCCTGGACCTATAACTTATCAATTGAGAAGATTGCTAAAAGATTTTTCTGATAAAGATTTTTTACTTTTATCTGGAGATCCTAAAGTTATTGGTTTGGCAATTGCTGTTGCGTGTGATATTAACAATGGAAAGTACACAACGTTAACTTGGGACAGGCAAGAAAAAATGTATTACCCAACCGAGTTTAACATACATGAAAGAGGTGAAATCGATGAGTCAAATAGACTATGAACAAGATAGAATACAATCTGTAACACAAGCGGATGCTGCAAAGTCATTATCCGATAAGGTTATAAAACTTAAAAATTTAGAAGACGAAATTTCTAACGCAGAAAAAAGTGTTTCTAAATTAAAAGAACAAGCAAAACAATTATCGCAGTTTGAAATACCGACGATGATGGAAGAAATGCATATTACAAAATTAAAGCTGAAAGATGGTGAGGCCGTAGAAATAAAAAAGATATACGGTGCATCCATACCTCAAGAAAATCAAGAGGCAGCTTTTACATGGCTTCGAGACAACGACCTAGGTGATATTATTAAAAATGATATTACCGTTACCTTTGGTCGAGGCGAAGACAACAAGGCAAGCGAATACGCAAACCTTGCACAAGGTCAGGGGTATGAACCCGTCCAGAAAATTGGCGTTCATCCTCAGACACTTAAAGCAGTAGTCAGGGAGCGTCTCGAATCTGGACGTGAGATGCCCTCTGATTTATTCAAAACTTACGCAGGTAACAGTACAAAAATCACTAGGAGATAGATATGAGTGACGAGAAGCAAATGACGACAAAGAAAGAAGCAGGATTACCTTCATCAATATTGTTTGAAGATGATGCTGCAGCAGGTTTTGAGAATGTAAAGACAACTAGTTTGGCTTTACCTATCTTAAAACTTTTACAAAATGGCTCAGGAGAAGCACAAAGACGTAATCAAAATTATGTTGAAGGTGCAGAACCTGGTATGTTTTTAAATATAGTTACAAAAAAACTATATGATGGAGCAAAAGGAATAGAAGTTATTCCTTGTCATTACAAGTTAGAGTATCAAGAGTGGGCTGATTTTGGAACTGGTTCTAATAGACCAGAAAACATATATGCAGATGACTCTGAGATTCTATCAAAAACAACTAAAGATGGATCTGGTAAAGACCGATTAGATAATGGTAATTATATCTTAACTGTTGGTCAACACTATATCCTAATCGCTGATGGAGATTCTATCGAACAAGCTTTAGTATCTATGAGTTCATCTCAAGGTAAAATAAGCAGAGGATGGAATTCTATGATGCTGTCTATTACCTTTGAAGGTAAAAATGGACCATACAATCCATCATCTTTTAGCCACAGTTATAAATTAACTTCGGTTTTAAATTCTGGTAAAGGCAATCAATGGTACGGTTATAACGTTACCAAGATTGGTCCAGTTAAAAACGAAGCTTTATACGAACGTGCTAAAAAATTTTACACTAGTTTAGCTAGCAAATAGTGTGAATAGTGGGCGGCCGATGGAGACGTAGGCCGCCCATGTTTAATCAGAGAGCAATATGAAAGAGTTAAGTAAATTTATATATATATTTGAAGGTTTAGACATTGCCCATGGTATCACTAAAAAAAGTGATGAGATTAATGAGAAGGGTAAAAATAAAACTAGTTCCTTTACAATACACAAACCACCTATTGAAAAATTATGGCAAGATCATTTAGAAGGTAAAGATCCAGGTTTAGGTATTATTCCAATTAATAGAGAGAATAAATTAAAATGGGGTTGTATTGATGTTGATGTATACCCTGTAGATCATCAAGAGTTTGTTAAAAAATTACAAGAAAAAAATATTAAAGCAATAGTGTTTCGTTCTAAATCTGGTGGAGCACACATATTTGTTTTTACAAAAACTTTTGTTCCAGCGATTGTAATGAGAGCAAAATTAAAAATTATAGCTTCAGAAATTGGTTATGCAAGAGCAGAAATATATCCTAAACAAGATACCATTAATGTCGCTAGAGGTGACACAGGAAGTTTTTTAAATTTACCATATTATAATTACAAAGATACAGTACGATATGCCTTTAACTCTAAGGGAATTAAAATGTCTTTAGAAGAATTTTTTAATTACCATAGCGAAATGGCTATGACAGAAGAAGAGTTAACTAATTTTGCTATTGTAAACGAAAAAGAAAATTTAGATTATTTTAAAGGTATGCCACCATGTCTAGTTACTTTACTAAGTGACGGAGTTCCAAACGGACAAAGAAATAATTGTATGTATAATGTTGGTGTCTATCTTAAAAAAAGATATCCACAAAATAATGAATGGAAAGGTCGTATGCACATATACGATGAAAAATTTATGAAGCCACCATTAGGTTCTAATGAAGTTGATGTATTAAAAAAATCTTTAGAGAATAAAGAGTATAAGTATAAATGTAAAGATGAGCCAATAGCTAGTTTTTGTAGTGCTAAAAAATGTGCAACAAGAGAATTTGGTATAGGAGAAGATGGTCCTACTTTAGAGATTACAGAAATTAGAAAGTACGAGTCTGAACCACCAATCTGGTTTGTTTCATTAGATGGCCCTACGGTAGAAGTAGACGGATCAACACTTCATGATGCAGAAAAATTTTCTGTAGCGTGTATGGAACAAATTGGTAAACCTTTAATGCCTGTTCCAAAACATGCATGGCGAAAAGCTTTAATAAAATTAATGGTAAATGCTAAACCGATAACAGCTCCAGAGTCTTCTAAAATTAGTGTACAACTAACTGAAATTTTGTCTGAGTATATTAATAAAACTCCAGGTAGAGATAAAGAAGATATTTTAAGAGGTGTTGCTTTTACTGATAAGAATGGCATTACTATGTTTAAGTTTGCAAATTTTTGGAAGTATTTATTACGAACAAAAACTTGGGCTGACAAGACGTATCCTAAACAAAAAACATTAAGAATGTTGCAACAGTTATTTAAAGCAACAGAAACTACTCCAAAAATAGATGGTAAAACACATAGAGTTTTAGAAATGAATCATGTTAATTTAGACAAACCCTCTACAAAAAAATATGAAATGGAGAAAGAACCATGGCAGTAATTAGAAAAAAAATAATGGGACCACCTGGTACAGGTAAAACTTATAGACTTGTTAATCATTATTTAAATAAAGAAATTAATGAACTACATACAGATTCAAAAAAAATAGCTTACGTTACTTTTAGTAAAGCTGCAGCTTTAGATGGTTCTATAAAAATAGAAAAAGTATTTCCAGGTCTTGAACTTTTATATGTATCTACGTTGCATGGTATAGGCACAAAAGAATTAGGTATTAACACCAAAGAAAAACTATTGAAGGGTAAAAAGTGGAAACAATTTAAAAATGTATTTCCAATTTATTCTGCAGTTAACTTTGATACTTTTATAAATGAAAACGGAACTACCATACACCAGGATAAAAACTTACAAGTTATAAATTATGCTAGAGCAAAATTAATTAGTTTAGAAGAATCATCTATACAATTAAATTATCATCAAGGCGCTGTAGATATATTTTTTGTGCAGCAATTAGAAAGAGACATTGAGTATTATAAAAAATCAAATGTTATGTATGAATTTTCTGACATGATTAAAATATTTGTTGAGAAACAAAAGCATCTTGCTCTCGATGCAATTTTTCTTGATGAAGCCCAAGATCTGAATCCTTTGCAATGGGATATGTTTTTTTACATTGAGTCTAAATGTAAACGATCATACATTGCAGGGGATGACGATCAAACAATATATAACTTTCAGGGTGCAGACTCTAATATTTTTATAGACCTAGAAGGTGAGAGAGATGATCAAGAAATATCTCATAGGGTTCCAAAAGCAATACATAGAAAAGCCTTGGAAATATTACCTTACATAAATAAACGAGTAGATAAAAAATGGTATCCTAAAAATGAAGAAGGTGAACTTATTGAAAATTGTTTTTTAGAAGATTTAGATTTTAATAAAGGAGAGTGGATGATTTTGGCAACGACTAACAAATTGTTACAGGATTTTTCAGAGCATTTTTATAGAAAAGGTTTAAGAATTTTTGGTAAAGGAAATACTATTCTACCACAAAAAACATTAGAGGCTTATAGAACTTGGAACAAGCTAAACGATGGACAATTAGCTACAGTTGAAGAAACAAAAAATATGTGGACTTGTTTAAACTATAATAAAGGTCATATTAAATATGGTTATTCTAGTGGCAAAACATTGAGTGGTGATGAGTTAATATCTTTAGATATTTTAAAAAAAGATCATGGTTTGTTAATTGATGGTGACTGGCAACAATTAAGTTTTGATGAAGATGTAAAAAAATATATAAAAAGTATTTTAAAAAGCGGTGATGATTTATCAACAGATCCGAGAATAGAATTATCTACTATACATGGAGCTAAAGGTAGGGAAAGAGAAAATATTGTTTTATGTATAGATTATGGAACAGAGACACAATCAACAATGTTAGCACAAAAAGCAGCTGAAGATCCAGATTCAACACATAGATTATTTTTTGTTGGTGTAACACGAGCAATGCAAAGATTATATATTTTATCACCATTAACATCACACTACTACACAATAGGAGGACAAATAATATGAAACCATACGACAAACAAATCGGAGGATCTCACTATCAAAAATATAAAATTCAACCAAGCAAGTTTGTAATAGAGAATAAGTTGCTCTATCCAGAGGGGTGTGCTATAAAATATATTATTAGACATGCAGACAAAGGAAAGAAACAAGATTTATTAAAAGCAATTCACTTTATAGAAATGATAATCGAAAGGGATTATAAATAAATGTATACTGCGCAAACAGAATGGAATAGTCCTACTTCTTTTCCAGACTTAAAAGACCATAAGTATATTGCAATAGATTTAGAAACAAGAGATCCAGGTTTAAAATCAAAAGGTTCTGGTGCATTAATTGGAGAAGGTGAGATAGTAGGTATTGCAGTAGCTGTTGAAGGTTGGTCTGGGTATTATTCTTTTGGTCATTTAGAACAAAATCATTTTGATGAAGTTAGTGTTATGAGTTGGATTAAAGATGTATGTGCTTTACCTGCTACAAAATTATTTCACAATGCAATGTATGATGTTTGTTGGTTAAAAGCATATGGAGTTAAGATTAATGGACACATTGTAGATACAATGGTGATGGCAGCATTGGTTGATGAGAACAAATTTTCATACTCATTGAACAGCGTTTCATATGAATGGTTGGGCGAAGTTAAAGATGAAACAGCATTAAAAGAAGCTGCAGCTAAAGCTGGTGTTGATCCAAAAGCTGAGATGTGGAAACTACCTGATATGTTTGTTGGTGCTTACGCAGAAAAAGATGCAGAACTAACTTTAAAATTGTTTAAAAAATTATCTGTTGAGATTAAAAAACAAAATCTTACAAATGTATTTGATCTTGAAACGCAATTGTTTCCATGTTTAATTGATATGAAGATTAAAGGCGTTCGAGTGGACGTTGAAAAAGCTCATAAATTGAAGCAGCAATTAGCATCACAAGAAGAAAACTTACTCCTAGAAATAAAAAAAGAAACCAACCTAGAACCTCAAATATGGGCTGCAAGAAGTATCGCCAAAGTCTTTGATAAATTAGATTTACCTTACGAAAGAACTGCAAAATCAAAAGCACCATCCTTTACTAAAAATTTTCTTCAAGAACATAAACATCCTATTGTTAATAAAATTGCAAAAGCAAGAGAGATAAACAAAGCACATACTACATTTATAGATACAATTATCAAGTACCAACATAAAGGTAGAATACATGCAGACATTAATCCTATTAGAGGTGAAGGTGGTGGGACTGTAACAGGTAGGTTTTCATATTCTAATCCAAACCTCCAACAAATACCAGCAAGAAACAAGCAGCTGGGGCCAATGATACGATCATTGTTTATACCCGAAGAAAAACATACTTGGGGTTGTTTTGATTACTCACAACAAGAACCAAGACTAGTTGTACACTATGCAGCATCAAGTCAAAAACTTCGTGATGAAGAAGAGGTAAAAAAAATTGTAGATGAGTTTAATAACAATGAAGTAGACTTTCATCAAACTGTAGCAGACATGGCAGATATATCTAGAACACAAGCTAAAACAATTAATCTTGGACTATTTTATGGTATGGGTAAAGCAAAACTTCAAGCGGAATTAGGTCTGTCTACAAAAGATGAAGCAGAAAAATTATTTAATAAATACCATGATCGTGTTCCTTTTGTTAAAGATTTAATGAACAACACTTCAAAAGATGGTTCAGCATTAGGATATATTAGAACTTTACTTGGAAGAAAATGTAGATTTGATAAGTGGGAATTAAATGAATACAATCCTGGAGTTTTTAGTCCACCTATGACTGAGGCAGAGGCAAGAGAAGCTTCTGTTATTAAACAAAAAACAAAAGAAATAGAAAGACAAAAATACAAAATAGAATTAGGCGAGATTACAGAAGATCAAATTTTAAAAAATATAAAACCAAATATAAGAAGAGCATTTACTTACAAAGCACTAAACAAATTAATACAAGGGTCAGCAGCAGATATGACTAAACAAGCAATGCTAAACCTATATCGAGAAGGTATTGTGCCACACATACAGATACATGATGAACTTGATATTTCTGTAGAATCACCACAGCAAGCTAAAAAAATTATTGAGATTATGGAAGAAGCTGTTACACTAAAGATCCCCAACAAAGTTGATTATGAATCAGGAAATAACTGGGGAGAAATAAATGGATAATTATTATGGCATATTTAAATGCAAACATACCGCCAATCTATGCACAAATAAGAAAGGAGTATCTATATGACAATAAAAAACATCATGGAGAAGTTGAAGATTGTATTGTCTTTGGTATTAGCTGTATTACAGGAAGGGCTATACTATGGCACGCAATTATGGAAAACGGTGCAGTCTTTTATCGTTTGCCAATTACGGCTTTTATTCAACGTGATTATGAACCATCAACTGTTCCCACTAAGAGACTTGATGAATTGGAACTTTGGAATAGCTTTAGTTATTACCCTGCTGTTACTACTTATGATATCTTAAGTGGTCAACACGGTAAGTATATAGGAAAAGATAAGAAATGGCATCATGGTAATTACCTCTTTACCGTTGACTTTGCACATCCAGAGAGTAATATAGTCGACACCGAACATTCGGAAATACCGCACGAACATAAGTGCGCTCACATTATTGCTTTAGACGATGGCAATTTTGCAGCACAACCTAACAATAGAATTATATGGGACTTACCTTCTTTTACAGTAAAGAACAACATCCCTGATTGGAAGGTACAGACATCAGAGTGGAACGTAGAAGATTCTGGTAAATGGCAAACTGAAGACACGGATAAATTTTTCTACGAAATAGAGGAGAAGAAAAATGATTAAAAAATGGATTGTAAGACCAATTAGAAAAGTTTGGGATTGGTTAACAAATATTGTTAAAAGCTGGATTGGTTAATATGAGTAAATGTGAAGATTGTAAACACGATTGTCATTGTGAAGATATTTCACATATCGACATTTGTGAATGCACTAAATGTATTTGTAGTACAAAAGACGAAGACAAGACATGGGAAAACGAGGTTGTATACGAAAAATAATGGAGATAAGCAAAATGAATTATTATTTTACAGGTATATTAATTATCTTAATGAGTTTGTTAGCGTTTTGTGTAAAGCCAGGTTATTCTGCAGAAACACAATCGAACGTAAGTGGGAGTAACACAAGTATTGAAGGTGGGTACACTGGTGGAGCAACAACATATCAATCCGGATCATCATCTAACACAACAACAAACTCTACATCTAATTCTAATATAAGATCAGCACCACCAACAGCGTCATCTCCATCATACAATTCTATGACACAAGATGTATGTGCAGTAGGTGGATCACTTGGTGTACAGACATTTGGACTAGGAATTAGCGGCGGGAAACATTTTATAGATAAAAATTGTGAAAGATTAAAATTAGCAAGAATATTAAATGACTTCGGCATGCGTGTAGCAGCCGTGGCTATTCTCTGCCAAGATGAACGCGTATTTGAAAGCATGATTTCTGCGGGCACTGTCTGTCCAATCGACGGCAAAATTGGAGCTGAGGCTATGGCATTGTGGGCTAAATATGGTCATGAAAGACCAGACTATAATACATATATGAAACGTGTTAAAGACAGAGAAAAAGCTGATAAAAAAGCAGAAAAATTAAGATTAAAAGAAGAAGCTAAAATGACAAAAGAATTTGAAAAAGTAGATAAAGATATTAAAATAGAAATTATACCGTTAAAGAAACCTAATGTTAGATAGATTTTTATATAATGCGTTTGGTAAATTAGATGATTTATGTGAATGGATAGCTAACAAATTAGCTGGACCAAGATGTAAATGTGGCAAGAAAAAGAAAAAGGATGCCTAGACCTGTGCGTAAATGGATAGTAAGATTAAGAATGTGGTATGCAGATATAAGAGGACATCACGGCAAACGATGGGATTATGAACCTTCTAAATATTACATGAGGAAAAAGAAATGAAGATATCAGAAAATACATCTGTAAGTATGCCTATGAAAAATATGATTGGTATCATTATAGCTGTTGCTATGGGTGTCTTTGCATACACAGAAGTTACAGCTAGACTAACATCGTTAGAAACATCACGTGAACTGTTCCAAGCAGATTTACTGAAAAAGAGTGAACAAAAACCAACAGACCAAGAACAGTTCATGTTAATAGAGTCTTTGTATGGTGATGTAGAAAAATTAATTACAAATCAAGAACAAAATATGACTAACAAAGTTAATATAGAATTTCTTAAAACGCAACTAGAAAAAGCTTTAGCTGACGTAGAACAGTTAAAAGATAAGGTTAGACAAAATGGCAACGGGACGCATTAATAGACAAATTATAGATTACATCGAATCGATGGAGAAAAAAACAAAACAAATGAAATTTGTAAAAGATTTAAAAAAAGAAGTTGAAACTGGCAAGCATGGTACACAAAAATATGTACTAAAGCAAGGGGTCAACAAAGGTAAAACAGTATGATTGAAACAGTTATAGCATTGTTGATGATTGTTAATGGCGAGATAAAAGAACATAGAATACAAGATGGTATGTCACAATGTTTAAAAGGTAAACGTGTTGCAATGAGAGATGCAAAAACACATATAGAATATCAATGTATAAAATCTAAAGCAGAAACAGAAATATATTTAGGTGAAAAATCAATTGTAACACTTATATTAAAATGAAATGGTTATACGCATTTTTAATACTAACATTAATTATACTTTCAGTTAAAGCAGAAGACGATACTGCAACATCAATAAATATATTACCAAACGCAGGCACAACATCCTCTAACATGGATAACTTTGATCTAGATGGTGTACAATCTGGATCTACAGGTGCATTAAATAATAATTCTACACACAATGGTTTTACAATTACCTGCCCAACACAAGTTAATAATGCGTGTGGTACAGCGTTTAATGGTGAGCTAGAAGCAAGTTATCAGATGAAAGTAAGTGCAGATGGCACATTAGTTGGCATAGACGGCGTTGAAGCTAGTACAACTTACACTTCAACACAAAAAAAATTAGATGGTGGAATACAATTAAATTCATATTTTTCAATACAAAACTGTGAAGATGGTAATAGTTCTTATAGCTGTGGTCAATC